AAGAATAAACGAACACACTATATTATTGAGAACTGAATGATTTTAATTGACCTAACGCAGGTTCTAATTGCGTCACTTATGGCACAGACCAGAGGTGGAAAAGAACCAATCAATGAAGACATGGTAAGACATATCTGTTTAAAGAGTCTTGCAATGTATCGAAAGAAATACCAAAGAACATATGGAGAGTTAGTCCTTGCAGATGACTCTTACAATGTCTGGAGAAAGGATGTCTATCCCTTCTATAAAGCAAATAGAAAGAAAACACGAGACAAAGATAGTAAAGATTGGAATCAAATTTTTGATTGCATATCTATTATTAGAGAAGAATTAAAGGTAAATTTCCCTTATAAATATATCTGTATATCAAAATGTGAAGCAGATGATATCATAGGAACTCTATGTGAGAAGTATGGAGAAACAGAAAACATCATGATTGTAAGTGGTGATAAAGATTTTCAACAACTTCAAAGGTACAGAAAAGTTAAACAATTCTCACCTATCACAAAGAAGAATATAAAACTAACACAGGAACAAGCTCAAGAGTATCTTACAGACCACATTATAAGTGGTGATACTGGTGATGGTGTTCCTAATGTTCTATCTCAAGATGATGTATTTGTATCTGGAATGAGACAAAGACCTCTATCTAAAAAGAAGAGAGAGGTTATTAAAGACCCATTAGTTGCAAACGATGATGAGGTAGATAGAAACTTACAAAGGAATAGGAGTCTTATAGACTTGACCTATATACCTAACGAGTATAAAAATCAAATCCTTCATGAGTTTGATAATGTAGAAGTTGCATCCAGAGGTGGATTACTTAACTACTTTATTAAAAACAGATTGATGGATTTAGAAGAAAGTATCGGAGACTTTTAATTATGGCAAAACGAGGAAGACCTAAAGGGTCACTTAATAAAAAAACTTTAGAAAAGGTTGCAAATGAAGAAATTCAAGCAGTCAAAGAAGAGTCAATACCATCAGCAGTAGATGATGCAGCTGATGTTATGTCTGGATATGAACCTAAAGTTGGTAAAGCAGGAATTGCTCAAGCAATGAAAAAATCTATTGGGAAAACACAACAGAAAGTTATTGATGGGCCTGAGGAAACACCAGTGAAAACTAGAAGTGTTTCAGACCTACCAAGAAATCCAAGTATCGTAGAGATACTAAAATTGGTTGAAGAAACTAAAGGTAAACAATCTAAGGTTGACATCTTAAAAACTTTCAATGAAAGAAACGATGTTAAATATGCACTTAAAGCTGCATTTGACCCAAGAGTGGTGTTTACTTTACCAGAAGGTTTACCAGATGGATTTGTAGTTGGAGACCCAGACACACCAAATGGTGCAATGGATATGGCACCAGAAAGATTCATTCGTGTATTCAAAAGAATGCAGTATTGGGTTGAAGGTGGTTCTGCACAAGCAAGTCAAGCTAAAAGAGAGGAAATATATCTTAACACTTTAAGGTCACTTGAGAAATCTGAAGCAGAGTTTTTGATTGCAATTAAAGATAAGACTATGCCTTTCAAATCTGTCACAAAAGAAATTTGTGAATTAGCAGGTTTTGACCTAAGTCCTAAGTAAGTATTGATATAAATACTACTATGGAAAAGGCAATAAACAAATTGGGACTTACTGATGAAGATAGAGCAATAACTTACACCAATAATGGTGCAACTAAGATTGCAGAGATTCGTCACTATGACCCAGTTATGGGATTGTTAAAGATTGTAGACCCAATGAGTGGAGAAACCCATGAATTGATGTACAATCATGACTTTAAAAAGTGGTTCAAGCCAGGTACAGACATTGTTTGTACCTATAATGCAGAAGAACCAGTAGTTAAACAGATTGATACTCAGGCAGGTGATGTCCCAGTAACAATCAAAAGATTCCCATCAAGTCCTTTAGACTAGATGGTACAAATTATTATGGAGATATTATGAATCAAGTAGAACAAGTTGATTTGATGCAAACTCAAATTTTGGGTTTAAAAGAATTAGCACAAATGGTTGCAGTTATTGATACATGTGCAAGTCGTGGAACTTTCAAAGCAGAAGAGTTCTCAACAATCGGAAGATTAAGAGAAATTCTAATTGCAGAAAGTCAGACTCAAGCACAGATTAGACAAGCTGCACAACAAGAGGTAACTCAAGAAGAAGTTAATCTTGATGGTGGTATGACAGAAGGAAATGAAACTTCTGAACCAGCAGTTGATGCTAGAGAAAAATTAAAAAGAAGTAAAGGTAAAAAGTAATGGCAGATAGTTTCGATTTCGGTTTTACAGCAGTAGACCAAGATGAACTTACAACTAAGACTGGGGAATCTGCAGCTCTCAATGAAAAGATTGCAGAAGACCTCAAGAAAGTTGCAGAGTCATCTAAGGGTGCAGTCAACTCAGAACAAATAGAAAATTTGGATGCAAAGGTTGATGTTCTCAACAAACTTGTATCTAATGCACTAGATGAGTTAGACGAAGCAAAAACAAATGTAGGAAGTTCTACAGATGTTGCAGTATCGAAATTGAAATCAAATCTTGCTGATGCAGAAGAACTTATACTTCCACTTCTCCATAAACTTATGGAAAACGAAGACAAAGAGTATATCTATTGGCCAAATAGAAAAGCAATTATTTCACAACAAATCGAAAGAGTAAAAAAAATAACAAGGGGATAGATTATGGCAACTGATAATTGGGGACAAACAATACCATCATGGGTTGAAGATAACTCGTATGAATGTGCAACTATGCAAACTATTACACAGAATGATGCTCATCCAACACCAATGACATCTGCACAATTTTGTACTATGATGAAAGAATCTGGTGACAAATACATCGTAAGGGATGGTATAGTTAAAGACAGTGATTGGATGGATGGTAAATTTATTGAAGATGGTCAAAGAACTTATACTGGTGTTGATGGTATTGCACAAAAAGATGAAATGCTTGCAAAATATGGTGCAACTCCAGATGGTAATCCAAAAGCAACTCTAAGTTTTTCAAAAGGTGTTGATGAAAATGATACATCTAATTGGGGCCCTGCACAATGGTTAGGTAACTCTGGACTTGATGCTTACATGGCAGCTTATGTTTATAAGAATGGTTCTACTGTAGTTGCAAATACTGAAACTTTTGATAGTGTTGAAGTAAAAGTATACTGGAAATACATCGATGACTACAAGAAAGCAATTACTGGAGAAGTAAATCCTATTGCAACAATTTCATCAAGAGTTATTCCAGATGCATCAACAAACAAATCAACAGCTGCAAACATATCACCCTCTAATGAAGAAGTCTCTCTAGAAGATTTTGGTAGAGGAGAAGATTACAAATTTAAAACTACATGTGTTAATGACTTTTTAGTTTCTGGTGCAGCTATGAAATACAAAAAAGAATGGTTAAAGGGTGGTAGTCATGAAACTGCATCTCTAATTGATAGTTTTCTAATTGCAAATGGAATGGGTAGAACTGCAAATCTTAATACATGGGTAACACATTGTTGTACAACACTTGGTCAACCAAGAACTACAAAAGATGTTCTTAACTTTGTAGGTGGTCAAAGAGTAGAAACTACTTTACAAGATATCGATAGTGGTGTCTTTAGTCTACCAGCTGGACATCCTATGATACAACATACTGCAACATCGGATGTAAAATGGAAAGAATTTTGGCAAGAACAATATGATGCTGGTGCATTTTCAGCTGAGAATGAAGCATTATACGATGCAATCAGAGTAGATATTTACTCATAAAAATGACAGACAAAGAACATATCTTGAAACTTGCACGAGGAGATATTGCTCTTATCGTAAATAATGAAGATGGATGGTTTAGTAAAATGGCAATTGCATTTGCAGATGACCATGACAATCCAGTTCAAATTAATCAAGAATGGTTATCACTTTATAAAGCAGTCACACATCTTTCAATGATATGTGATACTTACTTAAGAAGTCGTCAAAATCTTATGCAAGAAGATGGTTCAGACCTTCTACAAGAACAAGAATGGAATGCAGATATGTTAGACCCTTTTGTCTTAAAAGACTATCTATCGGACTTAGGTTATTCCACCCCACCAGAACTTCAAAAAGAAGTAGATGCATTTGAAGAAGACCAATTAGAAAAGCAAAAATCTAAGGGAAATGTTATAGACTTATTTACTAGAAATAAACTTGATTCGTAGGTACATTATTTGGTATAATAGTTTAAATTTATTACAATATGAAAGGAATATATTATGGAAAAACGAAAGTCACCTTATGACATAACACCACAGGAAATGTTATATGCAGAAATTGGTAGAGAAATCTCCAAGTATGCAGAAAATCAAAAAACCACATCACTACGATTCAGTAGAAAACAATTCGAAACAGATAGAAAAGGAAGTGCAGAGGATGATGTATGGAATCATATGTTATCTGCATGTGATAAACTAACTCGTATCGGTACACTTTGGGGCCCTAAAGATACTTCATGTCTCAATGAGAAAGAAAGAATTATTGTCAAGGCACAACTAAGGAAAAGAGAGAATGACAGAAAGAGAAGAGAAAGAGTTGAAAGCAGAAAATCAAGTATTAAGGAATAATGTCAAAGATTTAGAACGACAACTCCATGATGCATATAAAAGGATTAATGAACTAAATGAAAGTAACCAATGTAGACAATAGTGGTAATGATATCCATCTAATTGAAGATGTTGTATCTGATGCAGATACAGTTGGTTGGTACTATGGATTTATGTTGTGGGGTAAATGGAATAAGAGTCAAATATTCTATAACCAAAATCCACCAATAGTTGCAATGGATACTGATATTCAATATGCAACTTATAGTACTCCAGATGCACAAATAAAAGTTGACCCATCGATGGTTACAGGAACTAAAGAAAAACTAAGTTGGTTCATAAATGTATCTAAAATAGAAAATTGTTATCATTATCAAACATCAAAGAATCAAAACAAAGTAGAAGGTTTGACTGCTGACAATATCAAAATTACAGAGGATATAAGTGCAGAACCATTTAAAGTAGGTAACTATGAAGTTACTCAACAAATGATTGATGATAATCCAGATGTATTTAAAACAATAGGTCTAAATGATGAAAGGATGTCTGCTGGAGTATATTCAATGCATCCAGAAATAAGAAGACTTGCAAATGAAATATATGATGTCTACAGACCACATTGTGAAGAGGTAATTGGAAGAAAGTTTAAGAAAGAATATACTAATGGTTATTTAAATAGAAATATGTTTGGTGACACTGTATGGACTCATTCTGACCCATTTGATTATACTTTGGTAGTTTATTTAAATCCAGAGTCATATGATTTAAGAAAATGGGGTGGAGAAACATTATTCTTTAATGATGATATAACTTTTTCTAGAGGTGCTGTTGCACCAAAAGGTAATACTGCATGTTTATTTAAAAGTGATATACCACATAAAGTTACTAGTGTATCATGGGAAGCAGAGTTCGATAGACTTGCAATAACTTACTACTTGGAATATGATGATACTAGAGAGTAAAAAAGAAATACCAAATACTCCAATAAAGATATTTGATATACCAACTTACATTAGAACAGAACTAGATGGTATAGTCAAAGAAAGTATTAAATGGAAAAACCATCCATTGGGTGAATTAAAAGCAAGTGAGAATGCAGCTTATAAACATCCAGAACATGGTAAAGAGTATAATACATTTCAATGTAGTATAAGTCCAAGATTGATTGAAGAATCATTAATGATGCCTTGGATAACAAGACTTGCACAAATTCATTTTGCACCAGAATATCATCATCGTTCAGTAAGATTTAAAAGGATGTTAGGTCATTTTGATGGATATGAAATATGGACAAACTTCTCTAACAAAGGAGATAGTAATCCAAGACATGACCATGGTGGTTGGTTATCTGGTGTAATATATTATAAGAATCATGGTCATCCTACATACTTTAATGGTCTTGATGTAGAGTATGAAGGTAAAGATGGTACTATGATAATGTTCCCATCTAATACAGTACATTCATGTAAAGAACAAACAGAGGATGAAGAAAGAATAACACTTGCATTCAATTTAACACTGGAAGAAATATGATAATAAAAAACATAGATGCACTAGGAGAAGAAATCTTTTGGATAGATGAAGTAGTTCCAGAACCTTTAGTCCAAACTTGGTGGCAAGATGTAGTCAATTATGGTAAATGGGATAAAGGATTCCTTGCATATGGTGGTAATCCACCACATCCTAGTATGGACAAAAGTGGAGACCCTCAACTACAAGAAACAATTAGAAGTACAGGTTCTTTTAGTACAGATATAACAGGAACAAAAGAAAGACAAACATGGTACATGAATGTATCAAGAAGTCGAGAAGCATTTAAAGAAGCAGCTACTAAAGCATATAAAAAAATACAGGATGGTAATGAACCTTATTGGGAAGACCCAGAAGTAAATGAGAAGGCAGAAGAGACTGGTTTTGGATTGCAAGAACATCAATTTAACCATCACCCAATGATTCATCAAACTGTAAATATGATATGGTCTATGTATAAACCAGTTTTTGAAGAGGCATTAGGTAAAGAAATAAAAGACTATAATAATTGTTACTTACATTCCTTCCAACATGGAGATAGTAGTTGGACACATCAAGACTACATGGACTACAGTGCAATTGTATATTTAAATCCACCTATAATGCCTTATTGGGATTTAAGAAAATGGGGTGGAGAAACTCTGTACTGGAATGATGACTTAGATTTTGTTCGTGCATGTACAATGCCAAAAGGTGGAGCTGCATCATTGTTCAGAGGTGATATTTTCCATAAAGTGACAATGCCAAGTTGGGAAGCTGAGTTTGGTAGAAACGCTGCAACTTTTTTCTTTGACAAAAAATGATTATGAGGTTATAATAGATACTATGAATATATTTTACTTAGACAAAGACCCAAAAACATGTGCAGAAATGCATTGTGATAAACATGTAGTCAAGATGATTATTGAGTATGCTCAATTGATGTCTACTGCACATCGTGTTCTTGATGGTGACCAATATGAAGGTAAAACTGCAAATGGTCGAAGAATACAAAGATGGAAACATCCAATACCAGTAATGGAAAAAACATTATACAAAGCATCACATATAAAACATCCAAGTGGATTGTGGACTAGAGACTCACAAAACCATTACAATTGGTTATATACAATGTGGACACATCTATGTGATGAATACACATATCGATATGGTAAAGTACACATGACAGATAGTAAACTTAGAGATTTACTTGAATCACCACCTATGCAAATACCAGTAGAGACATATGTTGACCCTTATCTTGCAATGCCCGATGATGTTAAACAAAAAGATGTAGTTCAATCATATCAAGATTACTATGTACAATACAAAAACCATCTTGCAAAGTGGACTAACAGAAGAATACCAGAGTTTATGACAATAGAAACAAACGCGGGATATGCATCATGAATGATGTAATATGGATATTCCAACTCCCATTTAACATATTTGCATTTGCATTTAATTTTGGTTTTTGGTTTGCAATGGGTTACATTGCATATAGAATGGTTAGAGACTTATTGGATAGATAATGCCTACATATACTTTAGAAGATACAGAAACAGGTGAACAACACGATGTGTTGATGACTTGGGATGACCTACAAGAATATAAAAAAGGTAATCCAAATCTAAAACAAGTGATAACTGGTGGCCCTGCTATTGTAGGTGGTGTCGGTAATAGAACTGGATTAGGTCAGAGTGGTGGATTCAATGAAATGTTATCTAAGGTTGCAGATGCACATCCAAGGTCAGAACTTGGAAAGAGTGTAAGACGAAGAAGTGCAAAGGAAGTCAAGACAGATGAGATTGTCGATAAACATGTAAAGATTCAACAACGAATGAAGAAAGAAGGGAAACCTTTAAGTGGTAAAGGAAAATTAATAAAATGATAGAAATTATGAAAAAACTAATATGGTGGGTGGTTGATTGCTGGAGAATCATCATGGATAATCGATATAATCCATTGAGACACATTAAAGACCCTTCAATACAAGGATACTTTACGATGGCATTATTTATAATGTGGTCTTGTTATTTTGGTGTAGTTGCACTACACTGGATGAATTGGATAGGATACAGTATTGTCTGGTCAATCATTATTCACATGGCAGTTCTTATTCCAATTATGGTAACCAATGCTGTATTTGAACAAGCAGAAAAAGATGGTGCAAATTGGGTGTCAAGTTATAAACAGGAAAAATAAAAATGAAAAAACAATTACATGATTACGAAGGATACACTGCATTTGAAAGACATCAAATAGGTGAGAACAAAATTGAAGGTGCAGAATTCCAAGATGTGAATTTGCAAGGTTATGAAATTAATGGTAACTCAGTACCAGCATTTTACTACATGACAAACGCAGGATGGGTTGTTGAAGATGAAGTAGGATTCTCTGGTTGGAAAGTTGTCGAAGGTGAAGGTCTTGGTACTAATGATAAAGGTAAACCTAGATTATCTACTGTATGGGAAACATCATGGTGGCATTCCATAGAACCAAATGTCCCTAGAAAATTAGTTGGTGGCCCTTTCAGAGCTGCAATTGGTGATTATACTTTAGGTATTAATGCACTATTCTATTTACATAAGTTTTGTCCAATCATAGACTACAGAGTCACATATGATAAAGCAGTAAAAATTGGTGAGGTTATGGAAAACCTAGTGACAGATGTATCTATACACAATGGACAAATGCAACAAGAATGTGTTCAAAGAATTTATGGGACTGATAAGATTGTAGGACATTGTTGGACTAACCATCATGTCCCAGAAGATAAGAAAGATGAAGTTTGATTATAGACCATTATGTACTGGACTAACTCTCAAGGAAAGTCCAATAGATGGAATAGGTCTATTTGCAACAGAGGATTTCAAAGCAGGAATCTTTTTAGGTGAAACACATATATGGGAAGAACGAAGAAGAGATTGGATTAGAACACCATTAGGTGGATTTATAAACCATTCAGAAGACCCAAATTGTTATATTAGTACAAACATCCATTATCACAATGGAGACCAAAGAGAACTATATACAATTAGACCCATACTTGAGGGTGAAGAATTAACAGTGTATTACACACTATTACAGGAGTAAATTATGGAAGGATTAAATCAAGTATTTCCTATACCTTTATACATGAATGAACTAAAATTAGATGATATTGAATTACCTATTTTTATAGACTCAAACATTGTACGACATGAAATACCAGAACTTAAAGAAAAAGTATTAGAAATTATTTCTAATATGTTACAAGAAATGGGATATGTAGACCAACCATTAAAACTAAATGACATGTGGTTTAATCGTTATGACGAAAAGAGACCATTTTTAGAATATCATTTTCATCAAAACTGTTCATGGACTGGAACATACTATCCAGAAGATGCAAATCATGTAATGGTTTTATATAATCCACATGCAAATCTTATACAGTCACATTATCCAACAGTAGTAACCCCTACAGGGTTTAATCAAGAAGTTATCCATGCAAGTGATATTAAAAAAGGTCAATTAATAATACATCCATCATGGATGGCACATCAAGTTTTCTGGAATGGTGGAGAACCATCACATTCAATTTCATTTGATGTTGGATATGAATTACCTATTGGTGACACAGAATATGGGAGTTACTCAGAATAATGGAAGCTATACTAAACAAAGATGATTACAGAGAGTTTACTCAAAGAGTAGACATTGCAGTTTCTAAAGGAGAAGAAGTACCTCATATTGTAGAAATGATATCTGCAAATCAATTTAAAGTAACTTTACTTAAGAAATTAGACCTAGAATTGTTAGACAATATAACAAAGGATGTAAAACCACAAAGAATATTCCCATGAAGACATTTGAACTATTAGATTATGGATTTGAATCTTTACCTACAGAGAATGTAGATGGTAAAAGATATTACATAACACCAACAGGTGAAAAGTATCCATCGGTTACATCGGTTACTGGACTTTTGAGTAGGGATGGTATTAAAAAATGGAGAAAGAGAGTTGGTGCTGAAACAGCAAACAAGATTTCAACTCAAGCTGCAAGACATGGAACATCTGCACATCAACTATTTGAAGACTACATTAAGAATGATAACTTTGAAGAGAAGTTTAAAAGTGCAATGCCCACAACACAACAAGCATTCATCTCACTAGAAAAAGAACTAAACCAGATAGGAACTGTTCATGCACTTGAAGCTCCACTATACTCTCATGAACTACAACTAGCAGGTAGGGTAGATTGTATTGCAGAGTATTTTGGTAATGAGATTTCAATCATAGATTTCAAAACAAGTAGAAAACCTAAAGAAAGAAAATGGATACAAAATTACTTTATACAGGAAACTGCATATGCAAAGATGTTTGAAGAATTGACAGGCAAGAAAGTACATTCACTTATCACTATGATTGCAGTGAGTGATGGTTCTAGTCAGTTGTTCATAGAACAACCAAATTCTGATTATGTAGACCAGCTACAAGAACTTCGTAGTCAGTATAGAACTGAGTATGGTCTTTAGTAGGAATTCATTGCAAACCACATGATTAAAAATGGTAAAGCAATGGGTGCTAACATGAAGAAAGTAAAAGAAGTAAATTCTCTTATGTTCTCACATATCTCGCATCGGTGTTCATAGATATAGTTAATAGCACGACTCATTTTAGGTTCGGTCTCCTTATAAATACTAATATGGGTTAAAAAAATGATATATCATCTAGTTATAGATTTTTATCACTTATATTTATAATAGTTATAAGTTACCTTTTAAACAAATTTAAAAATAAATATGGCATATTCAAAAAAAGTAGTCGACAGATTCGAATCGGTTCTAAATAATCCAGAAGCACATGCAGTTGGAAGGTTCGACCCTAAAGACCCTAATGTTGCAACTGGTATGGTAGGAGCTCCTGCTTGTGGTGATGTCATGAAACTTGATATAAAAATGAAAGGGGATATCATTGAAGATGTCAAATTCAAAACTTATGGATGCGGTTCTGCTATTGCATCATCGACACTTTTTGTTGAGATGCTCAGAGGTAGAACAATTGAACAGGCAAAACTCATTAAAGATAAAGAGATTGCAGATGCTCTTGAATTACCACCAATCAAACTCCACTGTTCAGTCCTTGCAGAAGAAAGTATCAAAAAAGCAGTAGAAGACTGGGAAACAAAAGTTCAAAAAAGAAAGCACAACAATCCACCAGACTAAATGAAATTAGATTATGAAGTAAGTGAGATAAGTCTTGAGAATGCTACCTCAATAATACAAAAAGAACACTATTTGAAAGAAATCTATGGATTAGATTATCCATGGCCAGAGGGTCTTTTACATAATTGTTATGGTCTATTCAACAAAGGTGATTTAGTAGGTGCAGTTCAATTTTGTTCTTATCGTAAAAATCAACAATGGCATATCCCTTTTCATAAACAATTCTTTGGATGTCATACAGAAACATGTGAAGGATTCTATGAAATAGCTAGACTTGCAGTAGAACCACAGGATGAACATAACATAACATCATGGTTTTTATCTCGTGCAATCAAATTGTTAAATCCAAAAGTTGTAGTTACATCATCGGATGCAGAATTTCATGAAGGTAAGATATACTCTGCAATAAACTTTGATTATTATGGATTACAATATGACAGAGATTGGTATGAACCAGATAAACCATTTCATGTATATCTAAAAATATATGATAAAAATATAGAATGTGAGTGGAAAAAGACTTGACAAATACCAGTTCGATAGTATACTAGTATAGTAATGAAAATAAAAGTGATTATATGATTTTAACCAAAAAAAGGTTTACAGAAGCAATCGAAACTCTAGTCTTAGAGAAAGGATTAAACTACATTGATGCAATCGTGCATTATTGTGAGACCCAACATCTTGACCCAGAATCAGTAAAGAACTTAATTACTCCACCTCTTAAACAAAAGATAGAGAGTGATGCATTATCTTACAACTTATTAAAACCAAACGCAAAGAAAGGAAAAGGCAAATTACCAATATGAAGAAATTTAATCGTACACCACAAAGACAAAAGGAATGGGATAGAAAACCAAAGAAACCATCTGGGCCACCACCATTTGATGTCTTAATGAGACGATTCAAAAAGAAAGTTGAAAGAGATGGTATCATTGCAGAAGTTCGTGAAAGACGATACTATGAAAAACCATGTGCAAAGAGACAAAAGAAAATGAATGGTTGGAAACGAAAAATTAAAATTGATAAGATTCGTGAAGAACAAGCATTGGAAGCTTA